AAATTACCGATTTGGTGCTTTCGTCATAATCGATATTCCCTACTTGTACCGCCTCTGTACCATCTTCATCAACGATAGTTAGTTTAATATCCTCGATTTGTACGAAATCGTATGGGAAAATAAACTTCTTGTTTCTCCCATCACATTGATACACTACAGATGGTTTTAGTACTTCTGGTGTCAATTTAACATCCCCTTTCAGTTGTATATAAATAGGACTACCCATTATGGATAGTCCTTATTTATCAATGTTGTTTCTTTTTCTCTTTTTTAGTTTTTAATCGTCTGTCAAACGCTACCGCCATGATTACATCTTCCAAGGATGCATCGGTATCTGTGAAACCAAATTTAGCTAATGTCCACAAGCCATCAGTTACAGTATCACTAAACCCAGTTGCTCTGTTTGCTAACTGACTGAAACTTCTGCCTACATCTATACCATCTTTGTTTTTTCTCATAATTGCGTTGCCTAAATCGTAGAATTTCTCAACGATGCTTAATGCCATAACGCTATTACCTTTATTGAATACCTTTTCACCTAGAATGTATTTCATAGCCATATTTGACATATCACGGATGATTGGTACACCCATAGTACCTTGTGAAACTAACTCTTCGATAAATGACTTAGCTAAATCTTCAGGCTTATCATCATCGCCATTCGTTAAGGCTTTATATGCCATAATACCGATAGCTTGTGAAATTAATGTCCACCATAGCATCTTAACGAACCTTGCATAATCGCCATTATCCTTACGTGCATAGTTGCCCTCTGTAATGATGTTATAAAGTGTATTAGCGTAAGAATAGAACGGAACGAATAATTGAGTGAATGTAGAACGTGAACGCTGAATAGCAGCACTATCTTTTGTATCACCACTACCAAATATATCACGCACCGCTCTATCGCCAGCTTCAATAGATTGTTGCTCTACCCATTCAGCACTTACACCCTCTTTACCAAACAGTTCAGCTTGCTTTTGATCATATGCAAATTTCCATACAGGAATAGACAATGCAAAGTCTGTTTCAGTAAGTAGTCTGAACCCCATTTGATTTATATCATCTCGAATGTCCGCTAACTGCTCTACTTTATAACCACCAACATTTGTATCACCCAAACGCAAGCCTTTACCTGCAATAGATAAACCTTGTTTCAAGTCTTTATCTAATGTTTGGATGCGCTCACGCATGAAGATTGATTGACCTAATACAAAATCTCTAGTGTTGTTATAAGTAGTTGTGCCGTGTCCATAGAAACCAATACCAGCATGATTGATGGCTCTAATAGTATTACCTACACCGATACGATAGAACGCAACAGGAATGTTTAACGCATTTTGTAACGCTACCGATACTCTACCAGCCATTACTGCGGTTAATGTATTCTTTTTCAATGTAAGAATTAAGCGGTCTATATCGTTTGTTTTAGCCGCCTCATCTTGCCAGTTATCTCTAACCCATGTACGCAAGAATTGGTAAGTATCAGCACCAAACTTATCAACGATGTAGTTTTGTAGTTCACGATTAGAGATTAGCTTATTAACATCTGTTACTGCTTTACGCATTGTTACATGGTTAATAGCCTCTGTGATAGCATTAGGAATAACATCAAAGTCTAGCAATAATGATTTATCTTTCACCACATCTAAACGTGATTTAGTAGCGCTCATGCCAGTACCCCATACTGCATTACTACTTACCATAGTTTTTGCAATATCTTCAACTTGATTATCGCTTACAGATGCATTTACTTTAGGGTTATACACGATTGGGAAATATTGCCCCTCGATGTTTCGACCACCAATGGAGAATGATAAACCCTCTACTTTCTTTAATGGGTTACCATAAAGTTCCTCTTGAACCTTACTACGTTCATCAAAGAATGAATTGATATGATCCCATGTACGAATAACAAATTCCCAGTCTTTATCAGTCATGTGTTCTTGGAATGCACGTTCAATATCGACTTCATTTGCCTTTGTAGTTTCCATTACACGTTGTCTATTGCTTTCTGTACCCCAATTCAAAGCAATCATGATTAATTGCTCTTTAGTAAGTCCATACAAGTTACCAACTGTATATAGATGTTCATTACGCATATTGAATAATTCACGCTTGGAATATATTCCTACATCTTTTGCTAATCTACGCATAGACACTTCCTTACGTTCATTGAACGCTTGCGTAGCACGGCTGATAGGGTCATAGATGTATTTAACCGCAAAGCCATTTTTACCGCCACCCATTCGTCTTAGGAATGTTTCAACTTTCATCAATGCTAAGTGGAAACCATATAACTTGCCACTTACTGCATCTGTTTTCGTTTGGTTATTAAGAATGTTAAATACATCACCAGTTGCACCACCAAATGTTTCAGTAGCCTCACCAATGATTTCTTGTACTGCATTTTCAAACGATACGCTTTTACCCTCATCGTTCAATATGGTTGTACCCTCATACTCATTTCTGCCGTTTTTATACATCCCAGTCATGAGTTCCTCTAAAGTTTCCAACTCATTCATCGTGATTGATTTGAAAGATTTAGGTGTTTTAGAGTAGAACAGTTCAGCTATCCAAGGTTGTAATTGAACCATAGATTGTTGGTTAAGAATGAGTGCATCCACATCAAGTGCGGATAATACTGTGTTCATATCAAAACCATCAGTAGGTGCTAGTCCATCGTACTTAGTTAAACCCATTTGGTATGCCATGTGTGCGTAGAAATAACGCATATTAGGTTCAATAGCAATAGGGTTTTTAGGTCTAGTCATACGTTGTAATTGTTGTTTCAATTTCAATCGCAACTTCTTGGACTTTTCAAAATTTTCAAACGCTACTCTTGCTCTTGCTTGTTGTAGCATTTGCTCACGCTTAAAGCCAAGTGCTTTATCAACATTACCACTTGCCAATGCTCTATCTGCTTTCTTACTAGCGGTAACGGCTTTATTCTGATAGGTCTTAAACTGTACCGCATTAGAAATAGGTAGTTCACCTAACTCTTTTCTTGCTCGGTTCATGTAGTCGGAGATTGTACCAAGTCCAGCACCTCGAATAGACCGTACATTATTGATGCGGTCTTGTAACTCATCTTTTAGTTGCTCAATACGTTCACTAGCTTTTAATTCTTGCTTTTCGGCTCGTTCTTGTGTACGTTCTGCCAATCGTTCTTTTTGTTCAATAGCACGATCTAGTTGATTAGTAATAGTGGTTAATCGTTTAGATAATTCACTATTCTTATCTTTTAGTTCGCTCTCACGTTCCTTTGCTTTATCTGTAAGTTCCGCTTTTTCATTGTTCAACTTTTCAATTAAGCGTTCCGCTTTTTCAAGTTCTTTTGTTGTATCAACAAGTGTCGCATCTACCTTTTTCTTATCAGATTTAAGAATATCGTACTTAGTAGGTTTAACCTCTTTTTCGATTTCGCTTAATTCCGTATCAATAGTTTCTGCGTTAGGGTCTAATTTACGAATACGTTCTAACAATTCCCAGTTCTTTGCTAATTCACGATTAGTAGATTGTTGGATAATTTTACTTTCCTCTTCGGTAAGTTTCATCTGACCTTGTGTAGATAGTAAGATTTCCTCTGCGATTTGTTCATTGGTTTTGCCTACGTTGTTATCTCTCATAAACTCTGATTTCGCATTGTCCATTTCTTGATTGATAGCATCGTTAAATGTAGCACCAGCTTGTTCTACTTCCGCTTTCTCTAATTCTTCAATAGAGTTGTACTGCGTATCTTTCAATGCACCAGTACCAAACACATTGTATCGTTGATGTTCTTTATAGATAGGATATTGCTCAATCAATCGTTTTTCGATTTCAATTTGTATTGCATCCTTTTCTTCTTCCCATTCCTTGATTGGTCTATTGTCCAATTCTTTCATGAGTTTTCGCATCACACGTTCTTTTGCTTTCTCTTTTACATCGGCGATGTAGGACTGCATACGTGCTTGGTCTTGTTCAGATAGTTGCTTATAGAGTTCTGTTTTCTCGAATTGTTCAAGTTGTTGTTGCTCTGCGTATGCCTCTATATCCTCTTGGGTTGCAAGCATACGATCCATTACTTCCCTAATCTCTTTAGGTGGTAAACCACCTAAGCGTGATACTGCACGATAGATAGCACTTAGCCACTTACTAAATCGTCTGAATGTACGTTCAAGGAATTTAGTAGGTGCTTCACCCTCTCTTAGATAAGCCTCAAACCCTCTAGCGAATTTCTCGTGTGCATCGGTATTGATAGTTTCGTTATCGTTCCAACCGCTCCACTCTTTCAACGCTTGCCAATCGTCTTTGACTTGTTGAGGTGCGTTTTCCATTTCAGCCAAGGTCTTAATATCATCAAAGAATACATGACCCATCTCGTGCATGAATGTTGATTTATCAGCAGTTTTAAACAATTCTACAATACGTTCTGTTTGAGATTTAATAGTAGTCATACCATTGATAGATTGATTGTACTTTTCGATAATTTGAATAGACTTATCATCAAACACTACAAAGTTATGAGTAAGACCATGTTTGTATTTAATCCCTTTTACACCTAATTTGTTTAATTCAAGAGATGCTTTTTTGTCGCTACCTAAACGCTCTGACAAACTATTATAAAACTCTTTGCCAGTCATATTGGTATCAGTCGGATTTAATTGTTTGATTTTATCTAAAACGTATTCCGACTGCTCGTTAATTGGTTTTGAGTAATCTAACATTGTGTCTGCATCTGGAATTTCTACATTATATAATGTTGGTTTTGAACCAGAAGTTACTTCAAAACTATCAATATTATCAATTAGATACGAAATTTTAGAAACAATATCATTATAAAAAATATAATGCTTGTTATATTTTTTTCGCTCCTCATCAATAGCATCTAATAGATACTCTTTATTTACTCGTTTGTTATCAGCCTTAGCTTTAGCTTTAGCATCATTTAACATAACAGTTGCCATTCGTTCAAACTTACTATCAACAAGTGTTGGTAATTTGCTAATAGTAAACTTACTGTTTTGTGTAATAAATTCAACGATGCCATCTAATTCATTTAAATTTTTAGTAACTCTATTTAAACTATCTTGCTCATCTTCTCTATGAGATACTAATCGTTTTAATAGAGTTTCTTTATTATTCTCTACATTAATACCACCAAATA